GCCTCTGCTACTCTCAACCCGAAATATGACGCTTTCGCGACATAATTTCGTATTAATCATCGCCAACGACGAACGAGCATGCTCGTCCGCCGTTTCGTGTACCGACTGACTGAAAAAGGCATCGGCGGGTCATAAGACCTAATCGATGCCTCTGAATGTCTATCAGAAGACACAAGCGAGTGATCTTTGCAACCTTCGGTAAAAAATCGAAGGAGCATTGACCATCCACTCATATCTTGAATGACTGACGGGGACTTTACGGTAAGCGTTCGAACTTCGAGCTTTTGCAAGCTCTTGTTAAAACGCCGACGTAGAGGCCTGCATTCAGCAGGTGTTACTCTAAGGCACGGTACCTTGTCCTCAAGATGAGGATAAAAGTCCCTGCCCGGGATGTCGCCATAAACAGCGACTAACCGAGATACGATATAATCGTATGTAGTGTAGCACTGTCTATCCCAGTAAGAGTTAGCATAGCTAACCCAGCTGGAATAAACATCAGGACGTGGTGATTCATCCCAAACAGTCCGAATACGGACAGGTGTAACGTCGATGCCGTTGAAGGCGTCGACGCCACAGGACTCTTTGAAGAGTCCTTTGGTGCAGCTCTTGCTACGGTTGATTTTCAACCCAAATAGCTCGAGAATGGCCATTGCGCTCTCGGATTGCTCCGATGGTACAATGACGTCATCACCATACACAAGGATGCTCTCACGAGCATCCGCGTTAGGTGCAGCCGCGGATAGAAGAGCCCAGATTGTAAGCGCCATTATGGGAAAGCATAAACAGCTCCCCATCGGTGCAAACTTTCGAAGCTTTAAAACTTCGCCCGAGGGCAACACAGTAGAAGACGATCTGCAAGCTTCCAGGTAGGGGATTAGCCTCTCCGGAAACAGCAGGCGAACTAAACCAAGATGTACACGATCACTAGCCTCTTTCAAGTCTAGTGTGGAATAATTCCACTTCGATCGTGATAAACCATACTTAGAGCCAAGTAGCGCTCCTCGCTTGTTTGGACCTTGGTCTGTGAAATGAACATTGAATCGAGAGATCCAATGGCCCTCCACATGACGAACAATGGCACGACCTAAACCTTGCTGGATCCATTGATAATCAACGGGTTCGCAAGAAATGAGTCGAGGCCCGCGAGAATCTTTGGGCACGAGAATTACTCGTGCGGGAAGATCCTCCTCTGTAAGGGATTGAAACCCCTTATAGGAATCACAGACGTGACCTTGAGACGCGTAGAAATACTCGTCCAAGGGATACGTATCAGTGATTCGACTTGATACATTGGTCCATCGAAACTTCTCCCAGAGCCGTTGCTTTGTAGCAACTGCGCCAGGGCCGTGTCGAGGAACAATGGATGTTGGGTCAAAAGACTCGAAAAGTATCGAGAGATACTTTCGAGCCTTGCGCATGGTGCGATACCTCCACGTTTCGGGCGATTCGGGTTGGTCGATAAGACCGCTCCAAGATCGCTTGCGACGAAGAGCTTGCGCAACATAGACAGGATACCCAGTTTGCATTTCTGCAAATAGAGCATCCAGGTTTGAGAGATCATCTTCTGCGTTCTTAAACGCTTGAATGACCTCTTGTTCTTGGTCTTTAGTGTAAGGGAGCTCCAACTTATAAAGCTGGAGAAGTATTTCCCTTACAACTCTAACGCATTTCGCGTCGGGATCGGGAAGGACGCTGCCGTCTGCTTGGAATATTTTACTGAAGAACTCACCGAGAAATCTCGGAAGTTCAGTACCTCGAATGGATGAGAATCCAACCGAAGTAGAGTTCAGTTTTATCGTTCCAGTAAGCGCTTGATCAAAGTGCTTACACAGGCGGGGTAAGGTTTTCGTGAGAAAACCGGTTCCTTCAAGAAGGTACCTTCGATAGGCAACTTTCGTTGTCTGCCGAAGGGCCTTTGTGTTGAACACAACTCCACAACGCATATGAGCGTCTTGGAGAAGTGCGGCGATGAGTTGAAACTTATCTAAGCTCTTATTGGGTACCATAAGGTAGTCCTCTTAGAGCACGCATCCTCTCCAGACTTAACCAACGAAACAGAACATGAAACAAACTAGAAAGTCTGCTAAACGTCCTGTCCCCTCCAAGAAACCGTCACTGCATGACCAAGCCGTTATACTCGAGCATTCGCTCAAGCATCGCGACATTGGCCAGGCAATGATCAATCTCCAGAGGTGGGGCTTCAAAAGCTGTATCATGAGTATTTATATTCATGCCAGCTATCGAAGCAAGATGTGGGACCAAACGGATAGGCAAGAGGCAGATCTCATATCTGTCGCGGCAATTCGCTACGAAAACGTGGGCGACCCTTTCGGGTTCGTCGACGCCGAGCAGCTAGAATTGTGCCTTACACCCTATGACGTTGACAAGCTTGGGCGCGATATCGCGCCCGAAGCCTTAAACGCCGATGGGAGACCAATTGGTCGGTAATCCACACCTTGAAACCGACATCCTCATCTCTTGGGACGAGTCAGCCAAGCTTTTGCTACAGAAGCAACAGCAAGGATGATAACGACCGAGAGTAGGAGCTCTTTGAGCTCCGAGACGATGGTCATAAACCACCGTTGATGAGGGCATCGGCACCGTAACCCGTACAGTCATACAAGATTGTAGTCGAGGCCCCTTGCGAGGCCACGTTACTAATCAAGTTTGCCAAGACATTCTTAGCCTCGGCGTACGACGTGAGATCTCCAATCGGGAGATCAACAACAACGTACGCAGATATTCGTTCTGTCTTGGTAACGTCAACTTGGCCTGCCACGGTCTTATCGACCCTGACAACGCTTCGTCGACGCTTGGCTGTGCCCGTGCCGGTCTCAAGATGAGAAACCGAAACACGATGGGGGTTAGCTGGGAGCTCTCCATTCTTGGAGAACACCAGTTGACGGCCAACGCTGGATAAACGAAGGAATTCTTCCTCCGTACCGGCGCTGTTCTTAACTTCATTGGTTACTAGGTTTGCAGGATACATGCAGTTTCATGGAACGGGACTTAAAGACCCCGTTTTGTCTTACTTGCGTTAACCTCGCAAGCGGAGGTTTGAGCGTCTACGCCGCGTTATCGCGAGCGCCACGCCCAGACTGACCTCTTTCGAGTCCAGGCTGCCCACGAAAAGTGGGTCACTAAATGACGGTAACACCACGTCACGACGATAAATCGTTTCGTGGAGGTCCGGCAAGTAGTATGTTGTGATCCTATTAGAAAGGTCGGACGTACCAGTGTCAATTGACACGCGCGTGCGTCTTTCCGATTTGTAGGACCACATGTACCTTTCTATGCTAACCTCAGGTTGCAAGTTGAGGATTTTGCGGCCATCGAGCCACTGGCTAACGCCAGCGACCCAGTCGACCACAAAACTCCATGGGATTGCATTCCAGAGAATCGAAGGGTTAAGGTTAACCCCGAGACGATCTAGAAGTCCCAGAATACGAGCATGCTCGTTTTGGAATTGGGACAGGATAAACCTGTACTCAACCTCAGCGTGGAATATTGAAGGCTGATCTACCACCGTATATCGCGTACAGCGTATAGTTGGACGTAATCCATTGGAACAGCCAGTGAACCCTGCAGGGGTAGTATACCCTGCAAATTGTTCAAGGCTAAGTCCGTAGGACAACGTTTGGCTAGCGCCAGCGAACTGTGGTGATATCCAACGATAGGTATAATGCCTACGTTGAAGCCTTCCCTGACGAAGATAAAGGTCTTTTATAAGACCTTCAAGATCGGACAATGCGGACCAAAGTCCGCAAATGTCGGAGAAGAACGGCTTGATGTTAAACTCCTCTTGGAGATAAGCATCAGCCGGTGCTCGGAGTATCTCGCGCAACGTACGACCTTCGTGAGCTGCAAAGCTCGCGCGGATCTTGCGTAGGTTGCCCTTTAGGGGCTTCCATACCGCCCCACTAGCAAACAGCTTGGCTAACTTAGGGAGTGATCCCAAAAGCGAAGCCAAGTCGTCAGCATAGTGTTGGAGGTTGCGGATTGTATGTGGCAGGGACCTGAAGTCTTTCAACTCTATAAGAGAATTGACAAGCGACAGGTCCTTCTGCTTCAATATCTTTGGCATTAAGCTCCGGATGGAGTTTCGTGTCAAAGTGTTGAGGCCTACAGGATCAGCGATAAAACGCTGATCAGGTAGTGATGTCACCATAGAGGGGAGCCCGAAATAATGGGTCCCATACGGTCCGAACTGCGAGCGAAAGGAGGGTGTGTCAACCGGTAGTAAAGGGTTGGCACCCGTTAAGCTCCCTGTCCGATACTGGCCAATGCCAGTAGCAGAGTCGACAGCCCACGGTATAGTAAGCCACTGCGTGATAGCCCGGTTTGAGCCGGTACCATCAGGCAAGGCAGGATCAACCAGCTCGCACGTATAGTGCTGGCACGGTTTATTCTGACTTCTGTAGTTCTTATTATACGGTAACCAATCAAAAGGACGATTATCGTCTTGCCAAAACCTTTCAAAGCGTCTGCTATATGCAGGCGTCTTGTAGGGAATTGTGATTGATCCCGCGATAGGAGGGTTCCAGTTCGGGGCAGGTACAATATTGTACTTGACCGTCACGGGAGCCAGCACACGCGGTACGGGTATGTCGCGCTCGCGATAGTTATGCATAGAAGTGAGAAAGACTGTTGGAAAACAGTCAAAGCTCAGGCGCAAGAACCTTATAAGGAGTCCTCTATTCAGGGCCAGTTACTAATTGGCCTAGAGAAGTCCCGATTGGGGTTCGAGTGGTGCTGTTGTTACAACACGAG